GAAAGAACAGGCTCGTGCAGTACTACCAGAAGGGCTCACGATGTCTCGTATGTATATGAATGGAACGCTTCGTTCTTGGGTACACTATATAGAATTACGTAGTGCTAACGGCACACAAAAAGAACACATGGAAATTGCTCATGCTTGTGCTAAAGTTATAAGCGAGGTTTTTCCACTCATGAACAATCTAAGGGAAGAGAAATAATGTCAAACTATTTACCAACACTCTATCAACAATTCATTCATCTGTCTCGTTATTCTCGTTGGTTACCTGAAGAGGGTCGACGTGAAACTTGGGAAGAAACTGTAAATCGTTATTTCAATTTCTTCACCGAACATTTGAAAGATATGCATGATTATGACGTTGGTAGTATTCGTAAAGAGTTAGAAGAGGCTGTTCTTTCCTTACAGGTGATGCCATCGATGCGTTGCTTAATGACTGCTGGTGAAGCACTTAAACGTGAAAACATTGCTGGCTATAACTGTTCATATGTTGCTGTTGACCGTATTCAAGCGTTTGATGAAATTCTTTATGTGTTGATGAATGGCACAGGTGTTGGATTCAGTGTTGAGCGACAGTATGTAAATGAACTTCCTCGCATTGCTGATGACTTCCATGAAACAGATACGACTATTGTTGTTTCTGATAGTCGCTTGGGTTGGGCAAAAGGTTTGAAAGAACTTATTGGCATGTTGTATGTTGGTCAGATGCCAAAATGGGACTTATCAAAACTTCGTCCAGCAGGTGCTCCCCTCAAAACTTTTGGTGGTCGGTCAAGTGGACCTGATCCGTTAGATAGTCTGTTTACTTTCTGTGTTGGGAAGTTTCGTGGTGCTGCTGGTCGTAAACTCTCATCACTTGAATGCCATGACATTGTTTGTAAGATTGCAGAAGTTGTAGTTGTTGGTGGCGTTCGTCGCTCCGCATTGATTAGTCTTTCAAATCTTTCTGATGACCGTATGCGTCATGCAAAATCTGGTCAGTGGTGGAACGATGAAAGTCAACGTGCATTAGCAAATAACTCTGCTTGCTATACAGAAAAACCAGACATCGGTATCTTCATGGATGAATGGAAGTCACTATATGATTCCAAGTCTGGTGAGCGTGGTATCTTCAATCGTGAAAGCGCAAATAGGATGGCTGAGATGAGCGGTCGTCGTAAAGTTGAAGACTATGAGTTTGGTACAAATCCATGCAGTGAAATTATTCTTCGTAGCCGTCAGTTCTGTAATCTATCAGAAGTTGTTGTTCGTGCATCCGACACGAAACAAACTCTTCTCAACAAAGTTCGTTTGGCTACCATTCTTGGTACATTCCAATCAACTCTTGTCAACTTCAAATATCTTTCGAAAGCATGGAAGAAGAACTGCGAAGAAGAAAGACTTCTTGGTGTTTCTCTGACAGGTATTATGGACTGTGAACTTACAAATGGTAAGAAAGGCGATTTGAAATCTTTACTTGAAGAACTCAAAGCAGAAGCAGTCAAGACAAATAAAGAAATGGCTGAAAAAATTGGTATCAATCAGAGTGTTGCTGTAACATGCGTTAAACCATCGGGTACAGTCAGTCAGTTGGTTGATGCTGCATCTGGTATTCATGCTCGTCACAATCCATATTACATTCGCACAGTTCGTGGTGATAAGAAAGATCCATTGACGAAGATGATGATTGATGCTGGTTTCCCAGTTGAAGATGATGTAATGAATCCAAGCCACACTTCTGTATTCTCTTTTCCAATGAAAGTTGAGAAAGGTGCTGTGTTTCGTACAGACATGGACGCAATCGAACAGTTAGAAATGTGGTTGACATATCAAAAGCATTGGTGTGAACATAAACCATCTGTTACAATCACTGTCAAAGAACATGAGTGGATGCAGGTTGGCGCATGGGTATATGACAACTTTGATTACATGAGTGGGATCAGTTTCTTACCATTCTCAGAGCATTCATATAAGCAAGCACCGTATCAAGATATTGAAGAAAAGCAATATGAAGAAGTGTTGAAAATGTTGCCAAAAGAAGTTGATTGGTCAAAACTTTCTGAATATGAATTGACCGATACAACTTCTGGTTCACAAGAATTAGCTTGTACTGCTGGAGTATGTGAGATTGTAGATATAACTTAAAACACGCATGGAGAAAATTAATGGAAAAAATAAAAAGAAGCATAGCGTGTAATGACTGTGGTGCTGAATATATAATTATGTATGACGATGAAGATTCTATTGAATATTGTCCAATGTGTGGTTCTGATGGTTTTGATGAAGAATACGAAGATGATGATTTTGAAAGTAATTTCATTGATGACGATTATGAATAATGTGGTATTATAACGGTGAACCATTTACCAGTGATATGATTGAAGACTACATTGGGTTCGTATATGAAATTACTGACACTCGTAATGGTATGAAGTACATCGGTAAAAAAGGTTTAATTTCAAAAAGAAAACTTCCTCCTCTCAAGGGAGCAAAGCGAAAGAGAACGAAGATTGTTGAAACTGACTGGCAAGATTATTATGGCTCAAATGAAACTGTCAAGGCATTAGTAGAAGAACTTGGTCCAGAAATATTTCATCGAGAGATTGTTAGATTGTGTAAGTCGAAAGGTGAACTAAATTATTATGAAGCACAACGGCAATTTGAAACAGACTGTCTATTGAAACCTGATGAATATTATAATGCATTTATTGGAGTTAAAATAAATCGCAGTCATCTATTGACAAAGAGTAAAACATGAGTTATAATAATTTTGACTATAAAGATCCACCACATGAAAACGAATCTTGGTATCAATTCCTTATTCGTAAATTGAGTGAAAAAAGATTAAAAAATGAAAAAAGCAACTATTGAACTATCAACATATGTTGATCTAAATGACGATGGAACATTAAATGTTTTAGTATACACTGGAAATGAAGATGAACCTTCAATTAATCATAATGTAGATTTTTATAATATGCTAAATGACTTACTTGAATCACATCTTGTTCCAGCAGATACTCCATATCTTGAAGAAGATGAATATGGAGAATTGATTGACTCACTGACTGCGTTTCAGAATAATGTAATTGAAACCGTTGCTTCTATCGTTTTAGATGCTCAGAAATATAGAAAACATATAACTACCAATAAAGATGAGGATGAAGTATATCCAGTCCGAGAAGATATACCTGCTGAACTATGGGGTAAACCTATCAACTGGAGAAAATATGATGCTTCTCGGTAAAGTTTGGGGAACAACTGAACCTCTAATTGTTACTCCGATGATTGAAGTTCATCGAATTAAAGTCAAACCACAGATGAAGTGTTCTATTCATCAACATGAACGCAAATGGAATATGTTCTATTGTGTACATGGCATCATGGAAATTCATGTTCGCAAAAATGCATATGATCTTGTTGATGTAACGACTCTTCAGCCTGGTGAATATACGTCAGTTAAACCTGGCGAGTATCATTGGTTTGAAACAAAACTGAATGATGCAGAGGTTCTTGAGATTTATTATCTTGAACCGATTACCGAAGATATCGTTCGTGAAACGGTTGGCGGGCATGCCTGATGTTTCTATAGTATGTGTGAAGTGGGGAACGTTGTACTCTGATGATTATGTTCGCATTCTGAAAGCAATGGTTGAACGTAATACAACACGAGAACATGAGTTTGTTTGCTTTTCAGATACAGAAATTGATGGCGTAGAAACGAAGATGCTACCAACTGGACTAACTGGTTGGTGGAACAAACTGGTACTTTTTGATAACAAGTATAAATTAAATGAACGAATTGTCTATTTCGATCTTGATACTGCAATTACTGGTAATATTGATTGGCTTCTTGATTACCGTGGTGAGATCATGGGAATTGAAAACTTGGGAACTGCTAATCACAAATATGAAAATGTTGATCAATACCGTAATGTATTTCAATCTGGCGTCCTTGCTTGGAATTATAAGGCGGGGCATGACATATGGAATTGGTTTGATATCAACAAAGAACAAGCACTAAAACATTTCCGTGGTGATGGTGAGATGCTTCATGCTCTTCTCGATTCACCAGACCTTCTTCAACATCAATATCCGAATCAGTTACGCTCTTATAAGTATGAGTGTTATGAAGAAGGATTGCCAGAAGGCACATCTATCGTTTGCTTTCACGGAGAACCAAACCCACATCAAGCTATATCAGAAACAGTCTATCCATGGGGTACAGAATATAAACCTCGAGAGTGGGTAGCACAATATTGGAAACTATAATATGAAAAACATTGCGATCCTTACACCTACTCGTGCTCGTCCAGGACGTCTTGATACATTTGTCAACTCTGTATATGAAACCTCTGCTAATCCCGAAAGAGTATTTTGTTATAATTACATTGACGAAGACGACCCTCGTAGCAAAGCATATGATGATTATGCAGAAAGGCAACATGATAACTCTACAAATCTAGTTGGTGAGTCTCAGTCGGTATCATTATCATGGAATATTCTAGCAAAGTTTGCCGCTGAACATCTTGAACGACCTGCTGATATTTTGATTATGGGTAACGACGATTTAGTGTATCGTACACAAGGTTGGGACACGATTGTCGAAGAAGAATCAAATAAGTTCTCTGATGAGATTTATTGTATGTGGATGGAAGACTTGATTAATGGAGAAAAACATTGCGCCTTTCCAATCGTATCAAAGAAGTGGTATACGACAGTTGGGTATTTTACTCCTGGCGTGTTCAACTTTGGTTACAACGACACATGGGTTTTCGACGTAGCAAAAAGAGTTGGTCGGACTCACTTTATTCCAAACGCCGTAAATGAGCATATGCATTTCACTGCTGGTAAATCTAGCATGGATGATACATATGAAAGAAACCGTACTCAACAACGTGGCAATCTTTATGAAAAAGACAAAGTAATTTTTGAAGAAACGGCGAGTAAACGCCAAGAAGATGCTGATAAATTAATGGAGATTATTGATGGACAAACATGTGTATCAAGCGAAAAGTCAAAATCAACAAAGAAACCTGCAAGTAAAACAACAAAAAAATCTAGTAAACCACGAGCAAATAAAAAATCAAAAGCATAAAAATACTCGTGCAACGAAAGAAGAATTATTAGCAAAACTTAAAGCATCTCACGAAGCAAAGGTCAATGGAGGTTCTGATGAGAAATGAAGAGTGGATTAAACAAAAACACAAAGAACTTTCTATTCAAGTGGAAGCACTTGAAAAGATTCGAAATAAAGATAGACGTGCAGAAACAAAACAAAAACTCGTTGAACTGAAAAAACAAAAACTTGCATTGAAAGATATGATACATTGAACTGGGCAATATACCGCATACACTATGGATTAGATTTTCTCAAACAGTCGATTGACTCTGTTATCGATACTGTTGATAAAGTTTTTGTAATCTATTCTCTTGAACCTTGGGTAGTCAAAGATACTGTAACCTATCTTGGCGAAGAAATACCTATGCCAAAGTTACAAGAGAATGTTCCCGCATTTATGGAAAAGCATTACAGCAACAATAATAAAGTTGTATGGTTTCGAGAAGAAGTTGGCACTCCTAAGAATCAGTTTCGTTCTTATTATGATATCTGTGTAAGAAAATACGAACAACAACCAACAAAGGTTCTGTTTATGGAACCTGATATGGTATTCTTCAAGTCTAGTGTTCAAAAGTTATTTGATCAACTTATATTTAGTGATAAGCCATGTCTTGGTACGTTACAAGTTGAACTCTGGAAAGATCATAACTGGAGAGTTCCTGAGAGGTCAAGAATTGGTCCTGTTGTATGGCAAATAGACAGAATGCCTCATTTCTCTACTCATTTTGGTCCGACATCACCAAACTTAGAATATGTTGCAAAAGATATTCGGAACTATAACTTTGGCTTCTGTTTGAATGCAACAACAATGATGTACAAACATCTTACAGCAATTAATTTTTCGGCTGAGATTGGTGACTCGATTCCTTCGCAAGAATGGTATCGTGATAAGTGGTTGACGTGGACGCCAGCAACAAGAGACATTGAAATATCAGAGAAATGGAAACATCTGATTCCAAAAGCAGATATATATACTATGCCTGAATTAATGAAAAAGCAAATGGGTTTGTCATGAGTAAAATTTTAAAAACAAAAAATATGACTGAAATTCGGTCGATTGATTTACCAGAAGATGGTGGTACTGTTACTCTATATCAAAATAATGATGAGTTAATTATTCATCGATATGCTGCTCGTGGTAAGGTAGAAAACTGGGTATCAAATTATGAACTCATTAACGAAGATAATGAGTCATCATTACATCCGATAGATACCGAATATGGTAATAAAATTCTCAATCGTATTGAAGCAGGTGAAAATTACTCAAACGTTTTTATCTTCTACACCGACGAAGCAATTGAATCTGTATTGCCAACCGAGAAAAGTTTAGAAGAGCATACCTACACGTCAACAGGC